ACATCGCCAGCAAACACAAGCTGAAGATTGTCGTAGTCAATCTCCGTGATCGCACCGAGGCTAGAAGCCGTCCCATCCACCCCATCGTATGCCTGGCAGGTATCGCCTACGAGGAACGGATGCGCGCTATTGGTCAGCGTCACAGTCGTCTCGCCCGCGCTACTGTCGTAGCTAGTAGAAGCAATGACATCGCGCCGCACTGGCCGAAACTCTGTACCCCCGCTGATCAGCGCGACCGGCGTTCCCACCGGCAGCAGCGTCGCAGTGTACAGTATATTCGAGTGGCTAGTGGACTCTAGCGTCACCGCCTTGGTGATGAAATGATCGGGCGTGTTCAGAATGCCCGCTGTTGCGTATGCGTATGTCGCCACTTGATTCTCGCTCACAGAACTCACCTCCTGTTCTTCTTAGGGTCTTACTCAGATGCCGGCTTTGCGTCTTTGGCCGGGTAGCTTTCCTCCGACCATGGACTGATCTCGCCGTCGCCAGCGGGGGCACTCTCCAGCTTGAAGTACCGCGCCGTGATGCCAGCGTTCTGCTTTAGCGCCTCGACCAGCAACTGCACCGGCGTCACTTCGACATCGTCGTCGCCCTCTTCGGCCTTCAGAACGATGACGTTCTCGCCGGATGCCTCAAGCGCCTCAAAGACGGGCCTGAGCAGGTCACGTACTGCCGGGGTCACCGTGGCATCGGCGGACAGAGCATCGAGAACTTGCTCGCGCTCGGCGGTCTTGCGAAGCGCGACCTCCGCCAGCTGCACCTTCTCCGAGGCATCAGCCCGCTTCTCGGCGGCGTCAGCCCGCTCCTTTGCCGCAGCCAACTGCTCGGCAATCTCTGGCGGAATGTCCACAGGCTTCTCGGCACTCGCGGCGGTGGCGTCCGGCGCGGCGATGATGTCATCATCCGGCACCTGGTCAACCTCCGCAGCCTCGAGCGTATCCAACTTGTCTACCTGCTCATCCGTGAGTCCTACTACAGCCTTGAACTTTTTCCAGATAGTCATATTCTTCGTACCTCCTTCCCGAGTAGCAGTTGTTTGGGGGACAACTTTCTGGTCTTCTATAGGTTCACTTTCCTCAAACTCCTCAGCGTTCAACGCAGACAGCCAGCCGATGTTCTTCACCGCCGGATTGTCTACGAACGCCACCCCCCGGAATGCGTTTTCGTAGAGGGCCCCAGTATTCGGGCTTCGATAATCGGCGAACTCAGCGCTGTCATAGCGGACATTGCCGCCGCGTATCTTCTCGCCAGTCCCCACGTCCACCTCAATATCGGCGAAGAGGATGTCCGCCTCCGGCTCGTACCGCAACCCCTCCACGACGCCAAGGTTCTGCGTAGTGTCCCAAGTTCCATCATCCCACTCAGCTTGGCTAGGATGCCGAGGGCGCACGGGAGGCATCCAATCGTCGGCGCGCTTTATGTCAGCAAACGAACTGGCGATCTCAGCCAGCCGCGCGGGGGTGAATGGAATCCCTTTCCACACGCCCGACCGCAGCACCGGCAAGCCCTTCACTCCCACCCGATCATCCCGCTCCTCGTATTCCAGCTTGTGCTTCTGGAGGTCGCTCAGAAATGTTTGCATAAGTTTCACCCGCACCTTCCCTGTCGCGTGTCATGGCATAGTCGTCTATCGCTTGCTGCCGCCGCCGCGCCCGCCCCCGCCACCTTGGCCCGGGCCCCCGCTGGGGCAGGGCTTAGTATTGCGCTGGGCTCGCCCGCCGCCTGATTGTCCTCTGCCTCCGCCGCTACCATCTCGTGCCGGTCGTTGCGCCATCACATTCATCTCCTATAAAGCAAAAAGCCCGCCGCGATTTCTCGCCGGCGGGCGATGACAATAATATCTTAGCACAGATTGTATAAGTTTGTCAAGAGCTACTTAGGCAAAGCTTCCTCGCGCGGCTCGAACTGGATGCCGTGGTCGCCAGGGAACTTTGTGCTGTGGTCAAACTTGCCGGTCAGTATCTCCATCGGGATACCCTTGCGAAAGGCCTTACAGCGCAGGCCATCAGCATAGACGTGGCGGCAGCGATTGCACTTGCCGTCGTCTATGCTGATATACCCCAGATTTGTATCAGCAAAGCGAGCTGCCCTATCCGCTACCATCACAGTATCTCCTCAAGGGTAAGAGTCACATTCTTACGGTTAACTCCCTCTATAATAAGTTCTTGCTCCCATCTATCCACAATCCGATAACGCGCACCACGACGTAGCAGCACTTCTCCTTCGCGCTCGTATGCCGATAATTCGCTAATGTCTATGCCTGTTTTATTGTTTTGTATCTTCAATAATACAGAAAGGTTCTTTTCTCCTGGGTCTGCGGTCTTGACAAAGCTGACTGCTACATTCTCATATCGAGTAGCGCTTTGCAGCGAATCCAGCGTAATATCCTGAGCTTCGAGGAAACTATTATAAACACTTTCATCTAGTCGTTTCATACCACGCCAGACTCCCCCTTCATAGGGTTCGGCGCGATCCAATGCTTGCTCAATATTTCGTTCCCAGCTCTGGGCAAGTTCACCGTCAGTCCCTGTTTTAGAAACCTTTCTTATATTATCAGCTTCTGCTTCTGACCAAACATGGAATGCTTGCTGCTCATCATCGCTGAGACTCTTCACCCATTCCTTCTGCGGCAACTTAGTTACTGACGGCACTTCCGCCGCCGGCTGCACAATCGGTATATCCGGCCCCCCGCCAAAGCCCTGGAACGGCGGGCTGTCTATCTCGCGCTGCGTCGGCTCGCCAGGCGCAAACTCCTCGCCTACGAAGATCGGCTCGAGGTCGCTGCGACAGTTGTGGACGACGTGTCCCTCGATGCAGTAACTCTCATCTTCAGCCACGCTCAGGTCATGCACGTACCCCGAGTATGCTTGACATTTGTTGGCCACCACAGTATAATTGCTGATAGGAGAGTGATGAGAATGGTTAATGAAATGGCGCAGTTGCCCGAAAGCGATATCATCGAGGCCTATGCTGACACGAGCGTGCTGAGGCTCGCCCGACAACATGGCTGTAGCCGAGACCTTATCACCAGGATTCTGATGAAACACGGTGTCACGCTTCGCAACCAAAAGACAGCCCAGCACCTCCGCAACAAGCAATTCCCTCCAGCGGCTCTCGGCTGTAAACGACCTGATGCTGTCAAACGCATGAAGAAGAACAATCCTACGCACATGCCCGGCGTGGCAGAGCGACGTGCCCAGACCGTAGCGCAAACATATCGGGACAACCCAGCCCCTGCTGAAAAGCGTTTTGAGGATGCACTGAATAGTACAGGCCTTAAACGCGGTCAGGATTATGAGTTCCAGGTGCCTATAGGTAAGTATGTCGCTGACTTCATTTTCCCCAAACGCCAACTGATCATCGAAATTGATGGCCGTGGACACATGTCTCGACGTGCCGCAGACAACAGCCGCGACCAGTTCCTCCAGTCGAAAGGATTTGAAACCATTCGCATTTCTGCTGACATGCGAGGGGCACGAAAAGGACGGCGCAGTTTGCTCTGCGGCGAGCTGAAGGGCAAGGCTATCAAAGCGATCCGCAGGGTAGCTGGAGACGATAGCATCTCCGGGTATGATGTCTTCCCCGGCCACCCATCCCCGAAGAGTTAAAATCGGATGCTCCGGCGTTACGCAGACCTCGCCGCCATCGGTCTGTATTCGGTGAATATCGCCATCGTAGTAACGCCCCAGTGCCGCCGTAACTGACCGATAACGTCCCAGATGTGTGAGTACCCAATCCCCCACTTGCACATCCTCGATCAGCCTCGAGCCTTCTACCGTCTCGCATAACTGCCCCTCGCAAATAGCCTGAAAGTGAAGCGGTGGGACCGGCGCATCTTCCTTAGTATACACCTTCCCGTCGCGGCTCGCGCAGGTATCGCTCGTCCGCCCGTCTATCACCGCCACGAATGTATACCCCTGCACAAAGTCGCTGGTCTGCATCCGGCCCACACGCCCGTGCTCGTAGAGCAGCGCCGTCTCTGTGCGCGCTACGTTATGCAACCGCGCACTTGTCCAGTCAGGGAACCGCCGCCCGATAGTCGCCTGCATCTCGGCAGGGCTCAGGCCCTTGACCTGCGACCGGGCGACGACATTCTGTACCCAGCGCAGCCGGTCAGCCTCGTAGACACCAGCCAGCCGCAGCTCGCGCTGCTTGTACTGCTTCAGAAACTGTGCCGGCGGCGGCACAAAGATGTCCGCGGCAGTGACCGCAAAGACCTGCCTCGGAAGCAACTTCTCAGCCAGTAGCTTACTCCCGTCCTGCCAGGCTGTGCCCACCAGATCCGCGAGCCTTGCAAACGCGCCTAGCTCGTCGTTGGTGAGTGGCAAGCGCAGCAGACTGTCGCGGCCCTCGCCGACGGCCTCCAGGATTTCCTCCAGGGCGCGCCGGTTGGCGTCCTCCGTAATCGCCAGGAAGTCCCGCTGCGCCCGGGCAAGCGGTGGAGCCTGCTTCCAGTCGGCCAGCACCGTCAGTTGTCCGGCGGCGGTTGCGCTCATATGGAGAACCCATGTTTCCAATAGAGGTGATACAGCACCTCAAATTCCCAATGAGGCTTCTCCTGATGAAAGAGCGGAATCTCTTTTTTACACTCTGGGCAGATCCACATCACCGCGCCCCTCAGTAATCCGGCAGCCCCGTCCCGCCAGCGGACGGCGCGATCGGCCCAACCTCCGAATCCAACACCTCGTCGAAGACCCCGCGAAGCTTCTTGTGGTCGGCCTCAGTCAGCTCAATCCCCGAACGTACCAGCCGCTCCAGTACCGATGCCAACATCTCCTCGTCGCGTGTGTCTATAACGTCGAACTGCCATTCCCCGTAGTCATCCTGCTCGCCAAAGTTCACCTCGATGAGCCGCCGCACGAGCTGGTCAATCAGGATAGGTCCCACCTGCGCCTGGATGCCGCGCACGTTCTCAATGAACGGCCCATAGTATTGTACCTGCGCTTGCGCCCTCGTGCCAAACTCCGCCTCCTCCACCAGCAGCCGGGGCACCAGCATCGCCTTCAACATCTCGCCATTGTGAAACCTGATCGCTGAGAGGAAATCCTCAGGCCGGATGTGCTCGTTGGCCAATACCTCCGGCTTCTGGGTGCCGCCGTTCTCCCCTACCGTGTATGCAATGAGGCTGCGGTCAGTGATATTCGCAGCAAGCTCCTCAATCACCTGCCCCGCCGGTTCCATGATCTCATGTATGGGGCAGTACAATTCGCCGGGCCCAACCGGCCAAGCAATCAGCGGCCGCGGTCCCATCTCCATGCAGGAGTTCCATAGTTTTAGCAGCGCATCTACCGAGTGGTAATGACGATACGCAGGCCTGAGCAACGATATGCCCTGAGGCAACTGGCCGAAGTCGTCACCGAATGACCAAACGATGAGCTTGTTGATGGGGATCAGTGGACCCGGCTGCCCAGCAGCTATGTGCTGTCGGACGCCGAGCAAGTCACCGTTATTGTCCAGCACAAAGCCCTTATCTATCGTCGTCGGATGAATGGGCTTCAGCTGGTCGTAAACCCACTGCGTACCCTCTGCCCTCCAGTCCTCCTCCACCGCTGAGAAGCCATACAACGGCGCTGTCAGCAAGGCCCGTTGCGACTGCCCCCAGCCCTTCGTCGCAGCCAACGTGTCCACCACAAACTCCTCGATCTTTGGATTCTCGTTGTGGTAGCCACCCATGTGCGAAAGCAACGTCCCGCGCAGGATTGCCCAAGCCGTCGCCAGCGTCGGATCCTCGTGGACCATCTCATGCGCTTTCCGAATCGTAAAGTCGCCCTCGTCGTAGACAGCTAAATTACCCAGCCCCCAGAGGTCCTTCCGTGGCACCTGGCTGATGCTCTTGGTATACTGTGCGACTGGCAGGGTCTCATCCTTCATCAAAACACCTTCTTTCGCATAGCGGAATACATCCGCTGCGGCGCCGGCTGCTTAACATCGGCAAAGGCCAGCGTCACCATATCGGACTCGTCCGGCGACGGCATATTCCGCTTCAGCATATCGGCCTTGCTCTCAATCTTGATGCGCCCCCGGCTATCGAGCTGATGTCGAATACTGCCAAGCTGACTCTGCGCCCGATCACTCTCAGCATAATGTTCCTTGGGGACAGCCCAGATCATATCGTCCTGCTCATTGTTCGGGTCCAGCAGTTCCCGCACCCGCCAGTGTAATTCATCGCGCAGCCCAACGCAATCATCGCGCTTCGAGGCACTGCCCACGTCGACGCCAACACAAGTAACCCCTTCCTGCTTTTCCCAGTTATCCACCACGCCTGCCCCCACCCCGATCTCGTCCACGGCGACAATGACCGGCAACTTGTACTTTGCGTGCAGCGCGCTGGCCTCAGCTTGAGCGCGCAGCCGTAACTGCCCCGTGTCAGCGGTCGGTATCTCAACGATGTCGCTGAGCATCCGGCCCGACCTCCAAGCCCATCCCGAGCGGGCACCACCGCGGCCAACGTCCACGCCCATCTGAATGAACAAGCCAAACTCCTTCTGCAGTTGCACAACACCGGGCTCGCCCCGGCGCTTCGCCGCCTCGACCCACGCCGTCGGCACGAGCACGGCTTCCGCCTGGCCCGTCGGGAACTCGGCGAGGACGCGCGCCATGTAGAAGGGGCTATCCACGCCGTACCCCTGTGCCGTCTCCTCCGGCCAGGCCCGGCTCATTAGACTATCGAGGACAATGGGCGGAACCTCTTCGCCACTGAACACAGGGGTATCCTCGGCAGCGATCGTGAACAGTTCGTAGCCTAATTCGGGGCGCATGAAGACGTCGTAGAAGCGGCCCACGGGCACTACTGGGTTCCCTATCAAGAGCAGCCGGCTATTGCCCCCGGACACAAGCGTATCTATTGCCCCAAAGATCGCATCGTTCACGACGTTCGCTTCATCTACAATGACCATGATGTTCGGCGAATGATAGCCCTGGAAAGTCTGCGGCTCATTGGTACTCAGCCCGCTAGCGCGCCAGTCGGGAAAGATATTAAGCTCGACCTTCAGACATTCGCCAGGCTGTAGAGAAGCATTCAGATAGCGAGTGTTGACCTCTCCCCAGAGCTGATTCTTCACCTGGTCCCACGTCGAAGCCGTTGTCACAACCTTGCTGGGGTAGTGCGTATAGAGCCACCACAGCACGAGGCATGAAGCGAGGAATGTTTTGCCCGTTGTGTTCGCCGACTTCACCGCGACTTTGCCATGATCAATAAGCGCCTCCGCTATCGCCCGCTGCTTGCTCCACAGGCGAACGTCCAGAACATTCCCGCAGAAGCCTACGGGATCTGTCCGGTAGCCCCACATCTTCACGTTGAATTGCTCAACTAGGCTTTCCGTTGCCGCTGCCATTGACTGCATTCCTTAGCAGAACATCGATGCCAACTTCACCCTCAAGTCTAGTCTTCGCACCCTTGTAGATATTCATCAGCGTATTGGCTGCGTGGTAGTCACCTTGCTTCACCAATCTCACGAGCAATGTCAATGCTCGGGGCACCGCCTCCTGCTCAAGCTCATTAACATATCCAGCGAGGGCATTCTTGTATTCATCGCTATTACGCCAGTTGTAAATCGTCCGGTCAGAGACTTTCAGACGCGCAGCACACTCCGCAAGCGTCAGCTCTTCATCAAACTCAAGCCAGACAAGGTCGCGCAGATTTTCCTCTGTTTTTCTAGCGTAGGCCATATTCTGCAACCATTGCACAGCCTCGTATACGTGAGGGGCAACTACTTTTTTTCGTAGCTCAAAAAAGCACGCTCAAAGCAAAGTGCTGTTTTTGAGCTGTGGCGGGGATTAAAAAACAAGCCCGCCAGTATAACACCGTGGCGGGCAGTGCTGCGTGTGAATAACAGTATAAACCATTGTGGGAGTCAGGTCAAGTCAAAGCAGTTTCGCCTGCGCTATCACTTCTATGGGAGGGTACATGATATTGTCCTGGCGTCGGACCAGGAATGGCCGATCCTGTTTGGCACTGAACCGATTAGCTGCGCTCATAGCTTCTTCCTCAGTACCATAGCCGCTCCAGTGTCCACCGGTTTCGGTGTAGACTTCCCAGATGGTCACGGTCTCGCTGCTCATGAGCGAGCTGGTGGTACTAGTGTTGTGCGGGCCTTGATGCATGTGCTGCGCAGTATACTCCGGAGCCCCCTGCCGTCCAGTTGCAACCAGTTATCAGGCTGGCTAAGGTCCGACCATTCCCCGGTCTCATTGCACCATATAGGCTTTCTCCGATAAGCACCCAGCGATCCGTCATTGTCTCTTCCTATCCAGATGGTCATCTCATTTCCTCCTTAGTTCAATCTCGCTTGTTGGATATGGCGGTTATCTCGAGCATCGTCTGCACGACGGCCATTGCATCCTGTTCTGAGGCGACTATCACAGTAATGGCACCGGCCTGCGCCCATCGCTTTAGCTCGACTTTCTGAGCCGGGCTAACCCGGCCGGCGGGTAACTTCACCTCAAGCATGAGCGTCTGGCCCTGGACGCAGGCGATGATGTCCGGGGTGCCGGTAGTGGTGAACCGACTACCGTGCATCTTCTGGGCATGGGCACCGGGCAGGGCGTTAATGGCTGCGATGATCCTGGTGGAGAGGGCTGATTCTTTCATGGTTTTCCTCCCCAATAACCTGGAATAGCTTCTCCGTTCTCCTTGAGCTTATCCCCACAGTGCATACAGAAGTTTGCTCTATGCCAGAGCGGGCTTTCGTCAGCTTCACACGTCCAGAAGTTCTTTGCTGTTTTATCACGCCAATAGTGTGAGCGTCCGCATGAGCGTAGGCAGTGCTTGCTGTCCGCTGCCAAAGCCAGCCCTTCTCGAATGCCCAAGGTGGATCGACGTAGATGATATTGTATTTCTTCATGGCTTTCTCCTACAAAGCAGGAAACGGGTTCTGCTTTTACTATCGTCCAGAAGCTCAGCGGGTATCATCAATGCTCGAAGCATCTGTTGGTTCAGGAATTGTCGAGCTTTCTGAAATGCTCTATCACGGTTTTTCAGCGGTATCGTGAACGTCATTTGGGCACCTCCTTTTCACGAATCTCAACGGTCTCGTCGTCTTTCCAATAAAGCTCAAGCTGTTCTTGGACACGCTTACACCAAAGACATTCTATCACATACTTACAATACACGATAATGTCTTCAATGCCATCCGCATCATCGATTAAAACTGCGGATAGATGACCGTTTCCATCGATTTCGTACTGTGTGCGGCGCGTGTGCATTATCACTAAAGATAGAGTTTCCCCGCAATATGCGCACTTTTCGAGCGTCAAGTCAGGTATCGTGAACGTCATTCGGTCACCTCCTCACCAATGGTATGGATGTTATAGGCTTCCCCGCTAAAGCTAAATCCACAGGGGCACGCTGCATCAATTGACAGAGATTCTCCTATCTGATGATCTCGGCTCGTAACGATAGCCGTTTTCTCGCCGCAGACGGGACATAGCAAATGTCGTATTTCATCGTCTGCGTGCAAGAATCCTCTTAGCATCAGTTCACTATACGCATTCTTCATTTCGCTTAATTCCTTTCATGTCTAAATTGCCGGCCACTGAATAGCCGAACTGGACTGCGCTGCCGGGCAGAGTAATAGCCGCTCCCGTGCCCGGGTCATGCCCACGTAGAAAGCTCGACGTACTGCCTCAGTACCGTTCCGCTGGTAGCTCATCAGTCCCTGCTGGCTGAGGTCAGGGAAGAGAATCACGGTGTCCGCCTCGCCACCCTTGACAGAATGGATGCTGCCAATAGTTACGCGGGGTGCCTCCCGCAATGCCCCCGCGCCGTGCTTGCCTACGATCCCCGCCACGTACTCACCCACGGAGCTTCGTGCCTTCAGCAGGTGTCGGGCAAGCCAGGCCGAGCCCTGCGGTGGCCCCTGCAGGGCCTGCGTCAGGTTGTCCTCCCCTATCAGCCGGACCAGGGCCTCGATACTCACGGGCTTGTCCTCCGCCACGTCGTCGTTGAACGCCATGCCCTGCTTCATCCCCCGCCGCACAATGCCCTTCGTCATATCAAGCCAGGCGACCAGCTCCGCCCCCGTCCAGAGGGGAGCTTGCTCCGATGGGTCTGTCCACGGTCGCAGGTAAGCCTGGAAGCACCCCAGGGTAGAGCCGGGGCCGCGTCTGCCCAGGGGATTCCAGGCCCCGTTGTCGAAGCGATAGGGATTCCAGTATGGAATACCCTCCGCCCGGAGCACGGCAACCAGTGGCTGGAGCATGTAGGCACAGGAGGCCAGCAGCATCACGCTGCGCCCCTCCGCAAGCTCGTCGCCTATCGTTGGTAGCAGCAACTCCGGGCCCTTCCAGGTGCTGCGACTCAGCATCTGCACACTGCCCTCAGCATCACGGGGCTTGAACGTAATCGGCTCCCGGTCGGTGTTCTGCCCGATCCAGCGGATGGCATACTCGTAGACCTGCCGGGGCAGGCGGTAGCTCTGCTGGAGTATTTTCTGCCGGTCGGGTTTGTTCTCCAGGAAGACTCTTGGATTGGCGCCGGCGAAGCCAAAGATTGACTGATCAGCGTCAAGACTCATGATCACTTTACCGATGGATTTTGCCCACTTCCACAACAGTGCCAACTGGAGGCCGCTCAAGTCCTGCGCCTCGTCAATAATGAGCACTTCCCGGCTACCGGGCAGCTCGTTCACGTCCGCCAGGCAGTGCTCAATCATATCGGTGAAGTCAATCCCGTTCTGCTTACGCTTGAACTCCTCCCAGACCCGGGCGAATATCTGCACCGGGAAGGGCCAGAGTTCCCGCGGCCGTTGCAGGTTACGCATCCGGTGGTACTCCTGCATAAGCTTGTCCCCACGCATGGCAAGTTGTGTACCGCGTACCTCCAGCTCGTTGACGTCCAACTTTCCAGACAGGCGGAACTCGGGATGTTCTTCGCTGAATTGAGACAGGAACGGCTCCAACTGCACAAGCGTAGGGGAGCCCAGTGCCCGGTAGGCGAACGAGTGGAGGGTGCCAACATTCTCTGCCGGCAGGGGCACCTTACGAGAGGCGATCTCCCGGGCTGCGGCGTTGGTGTGACTCAGCGCCACCACCGCCTCGGAGCCGTGCCGCTCGGCGTCGTGCTCGATCTGCCGGGCAAGGAACGTAGTTTTCCCCGTGCCTGGAGGGCCAATCACTCTACTTTCATTGAGTTCTTCCAGCGGCTGGAGCGGCATTCAGTCCTCCTCTACGTAGTTTGCCTTCGCGTCCTGCTTGAACGATCGGTATTCAGCAAAAGGAGAGATTACGGTGCAATATAGTCGAGGTCCGGCGCGAATCTCACCATGCCGCCCTACCCAGACCACGTTGCCCAGGTAATCTCTGAGCTTAAGGTACTCGTCCTGCCGGGTCGCCGCCGGCTTGTAACCACGCCGGACCAGCTCCTGAGCGATCTGCTTTTGGGTCTTCGTAGGTACTTTCACAGTGTCTCATCTCCTTCCGGGCCTATATACTGAGAATCCATCGTGTTTATTTTAGCGCACAGAAAAGCGCGCTCAGAGCAAAAGTTTTCCACAATTTGTTTACCCAATCCACCATGTATACTGTTCATTATACGCAAATTATACAGCCCTTTTCTGCCCTGTGGTATCTGACGTGACTACAGCGGCGTTTTCTGCGTTTTTGTTTACTGTATACAACCGATTACAGAGTGGAAATAAAAACACGTTGCTCCTCGCGCGTATAAAGGCCGCGGAAGGAATGCTGGTCAGATCGGAAGCTTGTATTGCTTCTGCCGCCATGCCTTTTCCAGTCGCTTTCGGCCCATATCATTATACTCCGTGCTGATGTCAACGCCGATGTAACGGCGGTCTTCCTGGATACAGGCAACTCCAGTGCTTCCCGAACCGCTGAATGGGTCAACTACCAAGTCTCCTATATCAGACCAGCAAAGCATAGCGGCCCTTGGCAGTGACACGGGGAACATTGCAGGGTGGTCTGCGTCCTTTGTCGTGACATCTCCAGGGAAGTACCATATACCGCGATAGGTCAGGCGAGAGCGTCGCTTTTCGGCACTATTAGGCGGCCTGCGGAACAACCAGATATTCTCCCATTCGCCTGCTGGCGTACTATGGTCAATCATCGCGGGGCTAAGATAAGAACCCCGCTTCTGCCATATCCTTCTCGAGTGCATAATCCAGCCCGCCCCCACGAAAGCCCTGTTATACAACTCTGCCATTGTGCGAGGGTACTTGGTGGTTTCGCCAAAGTTGACGAAGAAGAAGCCCGAGGGTTTGATGGCAGGCAGCGCCGCACCTGCCACGCCACTCATTAGCTCATATAGCCCGCGCCAGTCAAGGCCCTCCTCATATTCTAATCCCTGAGCATAAGGCGGCGATGTAACAACCAGGTCAATGCTATCGGCAGGCAATGTCGCCATGACTGCCTTAGCATCGCCGCAGATTATCTGCCAGGGCTTTTCACTCATAGGTTCCTTTTCCTTTATCCGTCTGTGGGGCCGTATAAGCGGCGCGCCTTCCATGTGGGGTTATTGCCCGTCCGATACCCGCCGCGCCCCTGAGTGGCCCTGTAATGCGCAGCAATGGGCACTTATAGCTCATTGTCCTCAATCTCGTCCACCAGTTTCTTCACCTGGGCAAAGTTGGTGTGCTGTACGTTGTCCTCAGGCACGCCCCACAGGCTGGTCGTCGTCCGTCTCCCCGTATCCTCTGCTTCATAGGCAAAGCGCTGACTCTCCGCGCCTAGCAACTGCATCCGCTGTATCCACACTCGCGCGCTTAGATGTATACCGTGAATTACTGCGTGCTGTCTCAGCGCCGGCGCGCTGATCCATATTCGCCCGTCTCGTTTGAATGGCTGCTCTGGGTCACTGATTCCCTGGCCCTTCGGAATGTCCTGCGGCGGATTCCATCTCAGGAAATCACTGATCACACTGACGACTGCGCCGTCTGCTGTGCTATCCTCCTCCGCCGCAATCTTCCGCGCCATCGTGTAGAAGAACTGGGCCATGTCCCGCCACTCGTTGCTGCTCAATTTCTTCCCAATCGTCTCGACGTCCTCGCCGGTATGCCCGAATATCTGGTCCTGTACGTAAGCCTGCGATCGCTTCACTCGAGATGCCGTCAGCTCAACTTTGAGCGTGCGGCCGAGCTTGACGATGTGGAACCGGAAGAGCGGCTGCTCGCCTTCCACGTGCTCGATCTCGACCAGGTTGATGTTTAACTCGCGCCCGATGTTCTTGATTGCTTGGAGGCGCGCGTCGTCGGTCATGGTCCCCGTGCTATTCTCCTGGTGCAGTTTAGAGGCCATGCCCTGTCGTTTCAGGGGGGCGAACGCGATGTCGAGTGTCTTCTGGTAGTAGTCGGGGCGATTGAGCTTGAGGTCTGCGCTGTGCTTGCGCCGGTGGGCTATGAGAAGGTTTATGATTTCTTGTGCTTTCCATTCAGCGAGGACCGCAGTTGCCGCTAGACTGAGATCGTAACCGCTGGGGCTGGTATCACGCAGGTCTTCTCGAGCGTGTTCCCAGGAATCCTTGAACTTTGTGCTGTTGATAAGAAGCGCAGAAAATTTGTTAGCCGGAGGCTCAGCACTAGCTGAAAGTGTAAACTCACACGTCGTCGTCGAGGTATGTACTGGTTGAGCGGTTGCCAGGAGTTCATCTTCGAAATCATGAGGTGGGTTATACCGGGGGCCCTCGGCTTGTAGGATAGACACCGGGAGCGGTTCGTTCTTATTATTGACAGTTCCTGGCAGTCGCATCACACGGGCTAGATCGAAGACACTATCCAACGAATAGCCCTGGCGCCGGGCTACTTCCTGGAGCGTGGCTCCCCAGTCTGCGGAGAGCTTCTGGGCCTGTGTGCGTTCCTCGTCGTCCTCGAGTATCCACGGCTCACGGAAGCACCACCACGCTTGCAATCCGTGGCCGCTGTGGACGATTGCAGTAGGTTGTAGGGGTACAGCTCCCAATAATGCCAGCGCGTCGCTCTGGGCCGCAGGAAGGCGCTTTCCTTTATGGACTGGATGCTCAATATCCACGTCGGCCACGAAGCCCAGCAGGCCGGCCACTTTGTCAGCGGGGCAGCGTTGGTCCGGGCCGAAGTTCTCGGGGGACAGGCTGACCCCCACAAAGTAGTCGGCGTTGGGCTTCAGTGTTGTATCGGTAGTATGCAGGAGGCTTTGCAGATCTGGACTCCACAGTGACCGCTTGCCCTGGAGTTGCCAGAGCAGGACCCAGTTCTCTTCATGCCAGCCCTCCAAGAGTAGCTTCAGGAACCGCCCGGCCTCGGCTGAGTCTATCTCGGGCATGGTGCTCCTTTTATTGTACTATAGGGCTGAGATTTTGAATTACACACTGGCCGACCTCATCGCCTTGGCCGTTGAGATAGCTCTCCCACCAGGCACACTTCTCCTCGTCGCACTGGCCGAACTCCCTGCGAGCCTGTTCCATAGCTCCAGCATATGTAAGGCTTACTCCACATAGCTTAGGTACAGCTTTGAGCCGAGCAAACTCAGCCTGGATAGCGTTTGTCTTTAGTGGACACATCTTTTTCATGGTTCATATCCTCCTGTCAAGAGTGGGGCCGGGGAGATTGCCGCGGGAGGATGAACGGCGCATCTCCCCGGCCCCTGGGCAGGCCGGCTAGGCTTTGTCTTTCTCGGTGGCAACCTCATAGTCCTCCGCCGAGACTTGCGGAGTGATCTCGTCCATCAGGGCGACGAACTTCTCCGCTTGCAGCATCTGGTCCTCGGACAAGTCGCCGACCATTCTGAGCACTGCCTTGGGGAATGGGATACCACCGCTTGACATTGCTTGTGTCAAGCTGATTCCAGTCACGATGTTATAGTAATAACGAGCTTGACCGGAAATCCCCAGAAAATACTGACGTGCATCACCCAAGCTCCCAGGAGATATGGCCAGCAGGTACGGCAGAATGCTGTCGTCTCTCAGCAGGAAGAGCTGCAAACATTCTTTGCAGGCCTTTGCCTTGCTATCGGGGGGCGCGTGGGGATCGGAACCCCATTCGTTCCAGGGACAGACCGCGCAGATACCTCCAGGGTCACCTTGACCACGCTTGGCATCTGCTGAGGAGCAGTTAGGTGGCTTTTTCTCGCCTTCTCCAAACGCGCTGCCCCAGTATATTCTGACCTCGCGCTTGGCGACGATGACCGCCTCCAACTCCTTCTCAGTGCTGGGGTCACCACTGACAGACGGAATGGTCCATGTCAAAGTGGTGCCCGCGGGCATCTTGATGCGGGGGAGGTCGAGCGCGGACATCGGGGTATCACCCAGGTTGATCTGAAGTATCTTCCTGATTTCCTCAGCACTTGTTTGAGCCAGTGCGCGGAAGTCAGTATCAACGGGGACGATCTTCTGAGCTTCGTCTTCGGCGGGCTTTTCTGTTGCCATCATGTATCTCCTTGTGGCGAGATGGGTTGCGGGTTAGTTGATGAAGTCATCGGCGGGCTGTACTTCTGGCTGCTCGACGAGCAGCCCTTCCTTGGCTTCCTCGATCTCAATGCTAACCGAGTTCGGCAGGTCCTTCTCGGGGTAGCGCTGCTTGAGCGCCTTGGTTGCGGCGGCCAGGGCCGAAGTTGCCGCGATAAGGTAGCCGGCTTTTCCGTCTTTATCAGCTAGGTGGATTCTCCACATTGACAAGTTTGTCACCTCCCTCTGTCAGTTTCTTGAGTTCCCGTTCACACTGGGCTGCTTCTCTTTCGCAGCCGCGTTCGCGCAGGGTTTTGATGTTCTGCTTGAGCAGGACGATCCGGTAGTGTGTCGCTAGCAAATAGCCGGTTCGTTTGCGGCCGCGCTTAGCCATCGGAGACGGCCTCCAGTCTCTCCTCAGCGATGATTTTAAGGTGGCGTCGAAGCTCCCAATACATATCCGAAGGCATAGGACGCAGGCCCGTCTCTATCAGACTAAGGTACGAGAAATCCTTACCGACCCGGGCGGCCAGTTGCTCCAGCGTGATATTGGCCTCAAGTCGCAGCTTTCTGATTTCTCGGCCCTGTTCGTCTTTTCTCATAGGGGGGTATTACCTTTCATCGGCGCGGCTCTCGGCTGCACGGTTTTAACCAGGGGACATATGCAGTCAAAATCAAAGCGGTGAGTGATTGCGACCCCTGGAGGAATTTGCCAGTATACTGACTACAGCCTATGTAACCTTTTCCTCAGGCCACGCCGATTATCAATTTGGGGCCGGGTCTTCTATCGCCTGATTTCCCCGGCCCCGCTGGGGGGTGGCACTCCTTTTGAGGAGTCTTCGGCGACCACCATCCTTAGGATAGCACACATCGGAATCTTTGTCAAGCCCCTTTTGACAATTAGCTAAAGTTTCTGCTAGCCAGGGCCTCGAAGACGCTAGTCACGACTTGCTCCTTCTTCGCCAGGGCCTTCATCACGGCATGGTCGACTGTCTGCCGCTTTCCTACCCGGGCAAGCAAGTGCGTGTAGACGACGCTGTTGTCCTGGCCGGGCCGGCGCAGGCGTGCCCTTGCCTGCTCGTACTCAGCTAGCGAATATCCTAAACTGAAGAACACGCAATGATGCGCGCACGTTAAATCTATGCCCAGCCCTCCTGCTTGTATCTGCACAGCCGCCACCTCACTCTCACTCC